CGCCTATAAGATTGTATTTAGCCATGGTGTTAGGCCTTGAGGTTGTTGAAGGTGTCTAGTTTATTGCATACCGCATAAAGGAAAGCAAGAGTAAAATAGAATATTTTTATATTTTATTGATATCACATGCAAGTTATTGTTTTATATTGTCTTTTATGTTCATCCCTTTGCCTGTCCCTGCAGGAGTATAGCCTAGGCATTCGCCCCTACGTCTACGTCTACGTCTACCTGCGTCTGCTTCTGCGTCTACGTCCGCGTCTACGTCTACGTCCACCGGGCCGGGGCCGGACACGCACCTTGGTGGAACAAAACAAGAACAAAAGCCGGAACATGCGGCCAAGTCCCAAGACCTAGCACATGGGCAAACGCTTGGCCAGTACAATTTTACATGCGACAAAGTGACGCACCCATGCAATTAGTGCTTTACAGCTTGGCAGGCCATCTATAAAATCTTGTTACCGCTTCAGATGGAAGCGGGACATAACCTATGAAAGATCAATACAATGGCTAAAATCAACATGGTGGCGACTAACGCAAGAGGTGAAACTGAAGTTCTCATGGTTCAGGACGAGAAGACTTCCAGCGTCCCTTCAGGATATACATTCTTGAACGACGCAGCTTATGGATTGATTGGCGTCCTCAACAAAGATGGTGAGCTGGTGAACCTACGCCAATTTATTGTGCGGGAAACGCCCGGCACCCCTGACATCTATGGCTTGTATGGTGGTGACACGCCAGCCCTTGCTTCTGCGCTGTATTCATATTTTCAGGAAACTGGCACGGCGGGTATCAACGGTCTGGCAGAATTGCCAGTCAGTAATGACAGCAGCTTGTGGAACCTGCAAAGTAGTCCGTCATACCGGAAGAGCGTACTGGACCGGGTGACTTGGATGGCTGGGGCAACCATGACCCGGCATGACGTAGGTGACTTCACTGTTGATACTCGCGGCGGGACAGAACAGTTTCCGACGTATTCGAGCGAGCATGGGATTTCCGTTGATACTGTCAGCTTGGGCCGACGCCTGAACATCACTCGCGGCGAACTACAGCTCAAGCTGCGGGATTACATGGTCAGGATTGGAGAAGCTCGCGGAGGCCGTCGCCGTTTTCAACGAGAAGCTGTTGATTACAGCGATAAGCAAATGAAGCGCATCGCGGCATTCCGTGAACACTATTCGCGGGTTCTTAATCAGACCGTGATCAATCAGAATTCGCTGGCTATCCTCACGGATATGGTGGCCAAGCGCATCACTAACGTGCCATTCCGGAAAGTTTACCGGACGGGCGCAGATAGCTGGACGATCTAACACCGCAGCGACCCACCAACTGCCCGGGCTGGCGATCTGCTGGCCCGGGTTTTTTTGTGCCAAAAATTTTTTGAAAAGGTAACTCGCTCGTCGCTCGTTTGGTTGTTTGTAGGGCCTTATAAGGAGTCTCGCTAGTCACTCGACGCTTATTCTAAAGGCCCTACCCTCCGGGACCCCCAGTGTGCCGTTAGTGTCTATATATATAATGGGACCCCCATAAGCGGAGCAAATTTTACAAAAATCAAAAAACGGGGGTATTTGGCGGGGGTATTAAAAAAGAACAACACAAGTGCTACTCCTAATAACACATAATATCTTTCTTTTTATTATTCTTTTAATAGTACATAATAACACATAAGAGTTCTCCTTGGGTGCCTTTGCACAGGGTAACATGAAAACAAAGATATTGCAAGACCCCTCTTTATAAATTATAATAAAAATTAATTCTTCTTGTCTCCCTTGGAAAGGGTCCTAGGTGTTACCTTACTATAAAGAAATACACAGAGCAGGTAATTTTTTAAGTAGACCTCTCTATGACAAAGTTCTAGGAACAGAGACAGAATGGACAAAGTACTTTAATTTTACAGCGTGTTCCATAGACCCGGAGGAGTTTCTTCTTCAAGATCATTTCTATCACTGGCTATACCAGAGACACAGGTACAAGGCGGGGGTACTTTGCATGGAAAGTAGAACAGTCTACAACTGGCACCAAGATACCAGCAGGGGTGTCTGTGTAAATTCCATACTATATACACCTGATACGATATCTTGTACCTACTTCAGGGAGGAGCCAGAGATAACTCACAGGGTCATAGACCTACAGTATACTCCCGGTGCCAGAGTTCTTTTCAACAATCAGAAAGAACATATGGTTGTAAACCACGCAGGTATCAGGTTAATGTTGACAGTAGAGTTTGAAGAAGACAAGGATTCTTTATCTTTTGATAATCTTTTAAATGAAATAGAACAGGAATACACAACAGATGACAACCAGTGAAGAAGTTCTATCAGGTGCTCAGCCCAGACCCAATGCAAGATCAGAGGCCTACAACCTCACCAAGAAACAGACCAGATTTGCAGAGGTCTACATAGAGACCAATGATCCTATTCATGCACTGGTAGAGGCAGGGTATGCCCCGGTGAATACCAAGGACGGTAGACTGGACCGTACCAGAACTGCCAGAAGAGCACAGCAGTACCTCTCCAACCCCAAGCTCAGAGCCTACATAGAGATGCTCAGAGAGGACGTTGTAGAGAAGGTATCTTGGAATGCACAGAAAGTCTTAGACAAAATGTACCAGACCTATATGAGAGCCACAGAAGCAGAGGACTATACCAATGCCAACCGTTCTCTGGAGAACATGGGCAAGCACCTAGGCATGTTCATTGACAAGAAAGAGATCAAACAGAACACCACCTTTCAGGGTGTAGATGAGGCCTTCACCCCTAATGTAGACGATGACATCAAGAGACTGGCAGACATCTCTGGGTATTCTCTCTCTGTCATCAAAGGGGGCAAGGGAGAAGAATAAGTGGAAGGTGCTCCAGAAGAACACCAGCTAAAACTAAGAGAGAACCTGTATCTCAGAGCAGTGGACACTGCCAGAACAGACTTCTTCTCCTATGTCAAGTTTATTGCTCCCTCCCTTGTCTCAGACTTCAAGGTAGGCAGACACATAGAGGTGCTCTCCAGAAAACTGCAGAGAGTGGTAGATTCTCCTGACCCACAGAGACTGATGGTGTTCCTCCCTCCCCGCTCCTCCAAGAGCCTGCTCTGTTCTCAACTGTTCCCCTCTTGGTACATTGGTAACTACCCCTCTCACGAAATAATGAGTATATCTCACTCTGACCAGCTGGCCTCAGACTTTGGTAGAACTGTCAGGGACATCCTCAAGATGCCCCTCTACCAAGAGATATTCCCCGGGGCAACGCTCAGAGAGGACGTAAGAGCAGCTGGTAAGTGGAAGACCAAGCAGAACGGTATCTACTACGCAGCGGGAGTACGCTCACAGATAGCAGGGCGGGGAGCACACATTGCACTGATAGATGACGCCATGTCAGAGGAGGACGCTTTCTCAGAGGCAGGGCGCAGGTACATCAAGGAGTGGTATCCCTCTGGTCTCAGAACACGCCTGATGCCTAACGGCTCTGTCATCATCATCAACACCAGATACCACGAAGATGACCTGTGCGGGTGGCTCCTCAACAACCAGACAGAGGATACCATACCTTGGGACGTTGTCTCCATACCAGCGTGGCTAGACGAAGAATCAGCACAGATGCTAGACCTTCCAGAGGGTTCCTCCTACTTCCCAGAGTGGAAACCAGACGAACTCCTCAGACTAGACGAAGCAGAGATCAGAGCCAACAATGGGTCCAAGTACTGGCAGGCCCTGTACATGCAGAACCCTACTCCTGACGAGGGGTCCACCATCAAGTCTCACTGGTTTCAGAACTGGGAGCTAGAAGACCCACCAGAGTGTGATCTGGTTATACAGACCTATGACACTGCCTTCTCCACCCGGAGTACAGCTGACTACTCTGTGATACAGACATGGGGCATCTTTGACTGGCTCATCACAGACCTAGCAGGAAGAGAATACCTAGCACCTAACATGATCCTTCTGGGAAATGTCAGAGAAAGACTAGAATACCCAGAACTGAGGAGGACAGCACAAGACCTCTACGATGATTACAAACCAGACATCTGCATCATAGAAAAGAAAGCATCTGGTCAGAGCCTGATACAGGACATGAGAAGAGCAGGACTTCCTGTGTTGGATTACCTACCGGATCGTGATAAAGTATCCAGAGTACATGCAATTACACCTCTCTTAGAATCTGGGCGCATATGGCTTCCCAGAGGAAGAGAGTGGTCAGAAGACTTATTCGCAGAGGCTATACAATTTCCATACGGGAGGCACGATGATCAAGTAGACGCAATGGCAATGGCAATACACTATCTAAAAGAATCTTGGCACTTGTCCCACCCTGATGATCCCGACTACGAAGAAGACGAAAGCCAACCTAAAAATAAAAAGACTTATTGGAACTGGAATTAAAGTGGCCTACCTAACTTCTAACATACCTTTTTTCAGGTGTTTAGTACGAAAAGAATTTACACATAACCACGAAGACTACCAAGGAGAATACCTACACGCACTGGCAATAGCAGTCAACACAATACCAGACAGGTGTCTTAGTTTCAATGTTGTATTTACGGGTTGTGAAGCAGAAGATGGTGAGGATAATCTACACGGCGGGGCCATGTGGGCCAGAATGCCTATCACTGGTCTTGTTTCTGACACTCCGTTAGACGAGTTTCCAGAGCTTATGCCCACGCACTTTGCACAACCGTGGGACTGCTCTTCCAGAGATCACTCTGTAATTTTCATGGACCGTATATCTTCTAGTCCATGGCTTTGTAAGATAGGAGGTGTATTTCATACAGGTAGATACCTGTTCACTGTAGACTACACAGGAACTGCAATTGCAGATGACCCTGCACAGCACAAGCAGTCTCACGTTCTAGAACTTACAGATGCAGGAGCCTACACAGGAAATATTGTAGCTCTTCCAAATAACAGGGTAAGAGTGACAAATCCTGCAATGTGGACAAACGGAGAAGGTGCACCAGACTTTGTACCTAGTCAGTATGTTCACTCTGCAGAAATCCATAACAGTTACATGGACCCTTATACAACTTTTAACAACCTTTATCAGCAGGAGGACATAGAGAATGGCCAAGATGAAGATGAAGAAGAACAAGAATGGTAAAAAGCCTGTTGCCAAGAAGTACGGTGGTAAACCAAAGATGCGTATGAAAATGGGCGGTAAGCCCAAGATGCGTATGAAAAGAGGCGGCAGAGCCAGATAAAGGAATTAAACAATGGCAGTTGAGCGTAACCCGCTAGAGGCAATGGAGCCAGAACTCCAAGAAGAAATGCCTGTGTCTAACTTCAGTGTCATGGGAGATACCCCTTCCATAGAAGCAGAGATGATGGCAGAGAACATTGTAAACTTTATGCCAACAGAAGACGGTGGCGTAGAGGTAGAGTTTGGAGAGATGGAAGAGCTAACTATCTCTGGCCCCATGGGTTCCCACTTTGAAAACATAGCAGAGTTTCTGGAAGAAGGAGACCTAGAAGAAATAGGTTCTATGGTCTATGACAGTTACGAAGCAGACAAAGAGTCAAGACAAGAGTGGGAACAAATCTTTGAGCGTGGTTTTGATCTTCTGGGTCTCAAGCTAGAAGAAACCACAGAACCCTTTGACGGTGCCTGCACAGCTGTCCACCCTCTCTTGATAGAATCTGTTGTCAAGTTCCAGAGCAAAGCCTCTCAAGAACTCTTCCCGGCAGGTGGACCAGTAAAGTCTCAGATCATAGGAGCTTCTACCATTGAGCGCGAAAAACAAGCGCAACGTGTCAAGAACTTTATGAACTATCAACTTACTCAGCAAATGCCTGAGTACTTTGAAGAACAAGAGCGTCTGCTGTTTCACCTCCCGGTGATGGGTTCTGCCTTTAAGAAAATATACTATGATCAGCTACTGGAAAGACCAGTGTCAGAACTGGTCCCAGTGGATCACTTCTATGTATCCTACAATGCCAAGGACCTCAGAACAGCTGACCGTTACACGCACCTGATCTTTCGTTCTATCAATGATTTTAGAAAAGATGTAGTATCAGGAATGTATCTAGACGTAGACCTAGGTAAGCCTTCTGCTCCTGATATTCCTGAGATGACCCAGAAGATGGACGAACTCATGGGTATTGATTCTTCTGGTATTGACCTAGAAGACCCTCAGTATGTTCTCCTAGAGCAGCACTGCTACCTAGACCTACCAGAACCTTACAATGACCCTGACGGTATTGCTCACCCCTACATTGTAACCATAGACGAGAAGAGCAAGAAGGTTCTCTGCATCAGAAGAAACTACAAAGAGGGTGATCCCAAGAAAGAAAAGAAGAACCACTTTATTCACTACAAGTATGTACCGGGATTTGGTTTCTATGGTCTGGGACTTATTCACTTCCTAGGTAACCTGACCATGACAGCTACCACTGCCATGCGTTCTCTGGTAGATGCAGGACAGTTTGCCAACCTTCCCGGTGGTTTCAAAGCCAGAGGTGTGAGACTGGTGGGTGATAATGAACCTATCTCTCCCGGTGAGTTCAAGGAGGTGGAGAGCACAGGCATTGACCTGAACAAAGCCATCATCACACTCCCTTATAAAGAGCCATCACAGACTCTGATGGGCATGATGCAGTTTGTCATAGGCGCAGGACAACGGTTTGCAGACTCCACAGAGCAGGTAATTGCAGATTCTAAGAACTCTGGCCCTGTTGGAACTACCATGGCCCTGCTAGAAGCCTCTTCAAAGTTCTTTTCTGCCATTCATAAACGACTTCACAAGGCACAGAAGGATGAGTTTGAGGTACTGGCGCAGATAAACTTTGACTTTCTCCCTTCCTCCTACCCGTATCAGGTGGTTGGAGGAGACCAAGAGGTGTTCAAGCAGGACTTTGACGGGAGAATTGACGTAATTCCTGTCTCTGACCCCAACATTCCGTCCTCTGCACACCGTATGGCACTGGGACAGCTGGCAATTCAGCTGGCAAGTCAGACGCCTCCGGGTACTTTTAACATGCCAGCCCTCTACAGAGAGGTTCTTACAGCGGCAAACTTCCCAAATCTAGACGAAATTCTCCCACCGGAGCAAAAACCACAGCCTCAAGACCCTCTGGCAGACATTATCTCTGCCACCAAGGGTCTTCCCATAGCTGCATTCCCGGGGCAGAACCATGAAGCACATATTCAGTTCAAAACTTCTTTCCTCAAGGACCCTGCCACGGGCGCAAACCCCATGATGAAGCAGATTGTGCCTATTATCAACGCAAATGTCAGAGATCACATGATTATGAAGTACCAAGAGCAGGTTCTTGGCATGGTCAAAGCCTCTGGTGTTGCAGATGACCCACAAACTACAGAGATGGTCATGGCACAGGCGGCAGAAGAAGTGGCAAATGCCAACGCTGCCATGGGAATTGCACAAAGTCCAGAGCAACAGATGCTTCTACTGGAGAAAGAACGTCTTGAGTTTGATAAACAGAAAGCAGAGATGGCAGCTGCCAAGGATTCTGCTGATATTGCCCTCAAACAAATGGACATGGACATAAAAGCCAAGGAGAACATGAATGATCTGGTTCTCAACGTGGGTAAAATGGAAGCAGACGAACGTAAAGAAAACCTGAAGGCTCTGGAAGCAGCTGCTAGACTAGAAATAGAAAAGCAGAGGGTAGACGATGA